GCTATCCAAAGCGGATACACCGTCCGCAGGCTGACACCAACCGAATGCGCCAGACTTCAAGGATTCCCGGACAACTGGTGTGCCGATCTCGGCACGGAAAAGCCGACCGATGAAGAGATGTACTTCTGGCACAAGGTGTTCAAGACCTACGCCGAGGTGACCGGCTGCAAGATGAAGTCCGATAAGCAGGTCGCAAAGTGGCTGAAAGCCCCGTATTCCGACAGCACGGAATACAAGATGTGGGGCAACGGCGTGGCGCTTCCGTGCGTATGGTTCGTGCTCTGCGGGATCGTGTGGTATGCACAGTCCGGCGGCGATAATGCGCCGATATAATCTACACCGGAAATGTGCAGATATAGCTGGATAAGTGCCGAACCTGACGGTAATATGTGACTACCAAAAATCAAGGAGGTCACTGAAATGACAATTACAATCAATGCCCAGGGTACGGAGCGCAAGCGGCTGGTGCAGACCATCTCCGACTGGCTCGGCGTTCCCGCAAAGTACTGTGGCGCACCCACATTCAACTATGAGGTGGATTACTTCACCATTGACCGAAACAGCAGTCTTTCCTTTGACGACCGTGCCGACAGCGAGGTCATCGAGCGGCTCTTGCAGCACATCTACGATGAGGGCTTTGACATCGACCAGAGCCGCACCGAAGATGACGAGGACGAGCATTGCGCCGTCTGCGTTTCCATGCCGAAGAGCCTGTTCACCGACAGCAACCTGGAAAACCTCAAGGCACTCATTGCCGCCAAGGGCAATCTCATCAAGAAAGCCCTCGGTGTGAATGACCTACCGCTGGAAATCACGGACACGAAGGTATCCTTCCCTTGGTTCCCGGCGACTCCCACCCCGGACGAGATGAACGCCTATGACACCTTCATCTGCAAGCTGTGTGAAATGGCACGGAATCAGAAACGAGTCAACGCAACGGAAAAGCCGACCGATAACGAGAAATATGCATTCCGCTGCTTTCTCCTGCGGCTCGGCTTCATCGGTGCGGAATACAAAACCGCCCGGAAAATCCTGCTGAAGAACCTCTCCGGCTCTTCGGCTTTCAGAAACGGAGGTGTGCAGCATGAGATTTCCGAGTAAAGAGACTGTCGAACGCATCCGCAAGAAATACCCGGTCGGCACCCGTGTAGAGCTTGTTCGGATGGACGATCCCCAGGCACCACCCATCGGCACAAAGGGCACCGTGCGGGGTGTGGACGATATCGGTTCCATCATGGTCGCCTGGGATAACGGTTGCGGTCTGAGCGTGGCCTACGGCGAGGATGAATGCCGAGTTCTTTCTTCGGAGCGTGACACAGATGAAAAATGAACTGCTGCGCCGCTTATACTACGGCGAGATACACCCCTGGGAGCGAACTGCTCCTCCCGATACTGGTGAGCAGGAACTCAATCAGCGCATCGACAAAAGCATTCAGACGCTCCGTGGTTTCATGAGAACTGAGGAGACTGCCGCCTTGGAGCAGCTCTTGGGAGATATCGATTCCCTTAAGGCGGAGGAAACCGTGCAAGCCTTCATTGACGGTTACCGCCTCGGAGCCCGACTGATGCTGGAGACCCTCGATTTCAATCCGCTTCCCGACCGCCCGGACGATGACGGAATGCTGTAATATACACAGTTTTCAGGCCACAAGATCGTGTAGTTTATGGCTCAGATATAACTGGATATAGTGTGCTTCCAGAGGTAATATGTGACTACCGAAAGGGAAAACGAACCAAAACGGAGGTCACAAACATGAGCCAGAGAACAGAAAACCAGGTAGCCGAAATGAAGAAGCAGACCATCGGGGTCGAGGTCGAAATGAACAGCATCACCAGAGAGAAGGCCGCAAGGCTGGCGGCCACCTTCTTCGGTACCGGACGGTATGAGAACACCGCTTACCGCAACGGCTACTGCACCTGGTCGGCTTGGGATGCAAGCGGACGGGAATGGAAATTTCAGAAGGATGTCAGCATCGCAGGACCGGACAGCGAGAAATGCGAGATGGTCACGCCGATCCTCACCTACGCCGACATGGAAACATTGCAGGAGCTGATTCGCCACCTTCGCAAAGCCGGAGCGAAAAGCGATGCCACAAGAGGCTGCGGCGTTCACATTCACATTGGTGCCAAGGGGCACACGCCCCAGACCCTTCGGAACCTCGCCAACATCATGGCAAGCCACGAAGACCTCCTGGCAAGCGCACTGAACCTCGACAGAGGCCGCATCAGCCGCTACTGCAGAACGGTCGACCCCAGATTCCTGGAACGGCTGAACAACAGAAAACCCACCACCATGGCAGCCTTGGCTGACATTTGGTACGGCAGCCAGAACGCCGACTACGGCAGAAGCCAGCACTACAACGACAGTCGCTACCATATGCTGAACCTCCACGCCACCTTTACCAAGGGCACGGTTGAATTCCGCCTTTTCCAGTTCGACGCTCCGGCGGACGGCAAGCAGAACGGACTCCACGCTGGACAGCTCAAGAGCTACATTCAGCTTTGCCTCGCACTCAGCCAGATGGCGAAAACGGTGCGGACGGCAAGCCCCAAGCCCCAGCAGAATGAAAACCCCAAATACGCAATGCGCACTTGGCTCCTTCGCCTCGGCTTTATTGGCGACGAGTTCAAGACCGCAAGAGAGCTCCTCACGAAGCGCCTTGACGGGGACGCAGCCTTCCGCAGCGGCAGAACAGCCGCTTGAAGGACGCCGCCCAGAGGCCCCCGAACCCGCTGATGGCGGGCTTTCGGTGGTAGAAGGCAACTTCGGAAAGGAGTATTTTTTATGGAAAAACGCTATTACATCGCTTACGGCAGCAACCTCAACGTTCATCAGATGCGGATGCGCTGTCCCTCCGCAAGACGCATCGGCACATCTGAGTTAAAAGGCTATGAGTTGCTTTTCAAGGGCAGCAAAACGGGCTCCTACCTCACGGTCGAAAAGAAGCCGGGTCGTTCGGTGCCAGTTGGTGTATGGGAAGTCACTCAGGCTGACGAAAAGGCACTCGACCGCTATGAGGGCTTTCCGAATTTCTATTACAAGAAGGAACTGACGCTGCCCATCAAAGGCATCCGCACGGGCAAGGTCCGCAAGCGCCGGGTATTCGTCTACATTATGCACGAGAACAGACCCATCGGCATCCCATCCATCCCCTATATGCAGACCTGCATCCAGGGTTACGACGATTTCGGCTTTGACCGTCTGGTGCTGATAGACGCTTATCTCAAATGTGGGGAGGAATATTATGAAGGAGAATAACATCATCCGAATTTCGGTCTGCCCCAGGTGCGGGCAAGCCTACCATGAGCATCCGGCTCTTTCGCGGCTCGACAACAAGACGCTCATCTGCCCGGACTGCGGCACACGGGAGGCACTCGATTCCATCGGCGTAAAGCCGGAGGAGCAGGAGCAGATCATCGCTTCCATCCATCGCTGCCACCGTCCGGAATAAGCTATAAAATACACAGTTTCCGTCCCGAATGATCGTGTACTATATGCCGCTGAAATGACTGGATATATCCGCACTTCAGAGGTAATATACACTCACAACAAAACGAACGGAGGAAACCACCATGAAGAAAATTGAGCTTTTTGAGAGAGCCATTGCAGAGCGGGCAGAACGCCTGCAGGACTACGGCATCAACAGCACTGCGTTCTGGGCCTACCGCAAGAGCATCGACGCAGGCAACGACCACATCGATTTCAGCGACGTCATTTGGAATCACGACATCGAGGCCATCGCCCAGACCTTCGCCGACAGCGGCATCACCGAGTTTACGATCAGCAGCAGATTTTCCGACCTGATCCCGACCCTCGCAGCCTTCGACAAGCTGGGCTTCAAGATGGCGGGCATGACCGAGGTCAACGCCACCTACACCGACTGGCAGACCGGCAAGCACCCGCGGCTCCCAGCGATCCGCCTGGAACGCCGCTAAGGAGGAAACGACCATGTGGAAGGAAAGCAGCATCAAGGTTAACGGCGAGGTTTTTCACTACTGGATGAAGCAGTATGACGAAGGTTCCGAATGGGGGATCGAGGGCGGACGCATTTCCAAGCTCATGCTCAAGCGCGGCGGCAAAATCGTCTGCAACTACGACAGAGGCTGGGATGTTGAACCCGCCGACGAAAACACACAGCTTGCGCTGGAGCTCCTGCTCCACAGCGAAAACTGGTAAACCACAACGATCTCAAAGCAACGGCTCCGTGAGGGGCTGCTGCTCGTTATACACAAGGTCGCATCCGTTTCGGGTGGCGGCTATTTTTTATGCCCTGGAGGTGGTTTCTATGAGAAAACTGAAGAATTACAAGCCGACGCAGTTCATGGAGAAAACCTCCCACTATGATGTGGACGCGGCCGATTACGCCGTCATGTTCATTGAAAGTCTCTGCCACACCAAAGGCACTTGGGCAAGACAGCCCTTCGAGCTTATCGACTGGCAGGAGCAGATCATCCGAGACATTTTCGGTGTCCTCAAACCAAACGGCTACAGACAGTTCAACACGGCATACATTGAGATTCCGAAAAAGCAAGGCAAATCCGAGCTTGCTGCCGCTGTAGCTCTGCTGCTTACCTGCGGTGACGGAGAGGAACGTGCCGAGGTGTACGGATGTGCCGCCGACCGACAGCAAGCATCCATCGTTTTCAATGTGGCAGCGGATATGGTGCGGATGTGTCCGGCGCTCTCTAAGCGGGTTAAGATACTCGATTCCCAGAAGCGGCTCATTTATCAGCCAACGGGCAGTATCTACCAGGTGCTCTCCGCCGACGTCGGCAACAAGCACGGCTTCAACACCCACGGCGTGGTGTTCGATGAGCTGCATACCCAGCCGAACCGCAAGCTCTTTGATGTTATGACCAAGGGCTCCGGCGACGCTCGTATGCAGCCGCTGTATTTTCTCATCACCACGGCTGGCAACGATACGAAATCCATCTGCTATGAGATTCACCAAAAAGCCAGGGACATCATCGAGGGTCGCAAGATCGACCACACCTTCTATCCCGTTATCTACGGCGCGGAGGAGTCGGACGATTGGACAGATCCAAATGTCTGGAAGAAAGCCAATCCGTCCCTCGGCATTACGGTGGGCATCGACAAGGTCAAGGACGCCTGCGAATCCGCCAAGCAGAACCCAGGCGAGGAGAACTCCTTCCGGCAACTTCGCCTCAACCAGTGGGTGAAACAGGCTGTGCGCTGGATGCCGATGGACAAGTGGGACAAATGCGAGTTTGCCGTCAGCGAGGACGATCTGGAGGGCCGTGTCTGCTACGGCGGTCTGGACCTTTCGTCCACAACGGATATTACGGCATTCGTCCTGGTGTTCCCGCCGAAGGACGAGAACGACAAATACATCATCCTGCCGTACTTCTGGATACCGGAAGACAACCTTGACCTCCGAGTCCGGCGTGACCATGTGCCATACGATGTGTGGGAACGGCAGGGCTTTTTGCAGACCACCGAGGGCAATGTCGTTCACTACGGCTACATCGAGAAGTTCATCGAAAACCTGGGCGAACGCTTCAACATCCGAGAAATTGCCTTTGACCGCTGGGGCGCCGTGCAGATGGTGCAGAACCTTGAGGGTATGGGATTTACGGTCGTTCCTTTCGGACAGGGCTTCAAGGATATGTCCCCGCCCACCAAGGAACTGATGAAACTGGTGCTGGAGCAGAAAATCGCTCACGGCGGGCATCCCGTTCTCCGCTGGATGATGGACAACATCTTCATCCGTTCTGACCCTGCCGGAAACATCAAGCCGGACAAGGAGAAATCCACCGAGAAAATCGACGGTGCTGTGGCAACCATCATGGCACTTGACCGCGCCATTCGCTGCGGCAATGATAACGGTACTTCGGTCTATGACGACCGAGGCATTCTGTTTATATGAAGGGAGTTTTACTATGGGTATCTTTTCAGGACTGTTCAAATCAAGAGACAAGCCCGTGAACCGCACGGCAGGCAGCAACTACGCCTTTTTCTTCGGTGGCACGACCTCTGGCAAGGCGGTAACGGAACGCTCTGCCATGCAGATGACCGCCGTGTATTCCTGTGTCCGTATCTTGTCGGAGGCAGTGGCGGGACTGCCGCTGCACCTCTACAAATACACGGACAGCGGCGGCAAGGCAATGGCGCTCGACCATCCGCTATACCACTTGCTCCACGATGAACCGAACCCAGAAATGAGTTCCTTCGTGTTCCGGGAAACGCTCATGACGCATCTGCTCCTCTGGGGCAACGCCTACGCACAGATCATCCGCAACGGCAAGAATGAGATCGTGGCGCTGTATCCCTTGATGCCGAACAAGATGACCGTGGACAGAGACGAAGCCGGGCGGCTGTACTATACCTACTATCGCGGTTCAGACGAAGCCATCAAGGATAAGGACTTCGCCGTAATGCTTCATCCCTCGGATGTGCTGCACATTCCCGGTCTCGGCTTTGACGGTCTGGTGGGCTACAGCCCCATCGCCATGGCGAAGAACGCCATCGGCATGGCTATCGCGTGTGAGGAGTACGGAGCCAAGTTCTTTGCCAACGGTGCCGCTCCGGGCGGTGTGCTGGAACACCCCGGCACCATCAAAGACCCGCAGCGTGTGCGGGAGAGCTGGCAGTCCACCTTCGGCGGCAGCGGCAACGCAAACAAAATCGCCGTTCTGGAAGAGGGCATGAAGTACACGCCCATCGGCATCTCGCCGGAGCAGGCGCAGTTCCTCGAAACGCGCAAATTTCAAATCAATGAGATCGCTCGAATTTTCCGAGTGCCGCCCCATATGGTGGGCGACCTGGAAAAGTCGAGCTTTTCTAATATTGAGCAGCAGTCCTTGGAGTTCGTGAAATACACCCTTGACCCATGGGTCATCCGCTGGGAGCAGTCCATTCAGCGGTCGCTTCTGTCGAAGGACGAAAAAGCCGTGTATTTCGTGAAGTTCAATCTGGAAGGTCTGCTCCGTGGAGACTATCAGTCTCGCATGAACGGGTACGCCATCGGCCGACAGAACGGCTGGATGTCTGCAAACGACATTCGAGAGCTTGAAAATCTCGACCGCATCCCGGCAGAGGACGGCGGCGATCTGTACCTTATCAACGGCAATATGCTCCCGCTGAAAAATGCCGGAGCTTTTGCAGATACACCTACCGATGACGGAAAGGAGGAAGAACCCAATGAAGAAATTCTGGAATTGGAAGAACCAGACGGAGACAGCGGAACGGACGTTGTTCCTGAACGGCACCATCGCCGAGGAAAGCTGGTTTGACGATGATGTTACCCCACAGCTTTTCAAAGACGAACTCATGTCCGGGTCCGGCAACATCACCGTCTGGATCAACAGCCCCGGTGGCGACTGCGTGGCGGCGGCTCAAATCTACAATATGTTGATGGACTACCGCGGTGACGTCACAGTCAAAATCGACGGCATTGCCGCATCCGCCGCGTCCGTCATCGCTATGGCAGGCACAAAGGTGCTGGTATCTCCCGTGTCCATGCTCATGATCCACAACCCCATGACGGCGGCATTCGGTAATTCGGACGAGATGCAGAAAGCTATCGAAATGCTTGGCAGCGTCAAGGATTCCATCATCAATGCTTATGAGATCAAGACGGGACTGTCCCGTGCAAAGCTCTCGCACCTCATGGATGCGGAGACCTGGATGGATGCCAACAAGGCTATCGAACTCGGCTTTGCGGACGGAATCATGCAGAGAGGCACCGAATCCGAAGACGTGACCGCGCCTGCCGTTTCCATGCTGTATTCCAAGGCGAATGTGGTGAACTCTCTCATGGAGAAGATTGCCGCAAAATGCGCCATTGAACCGAAACCCGCTGCACCGGAGCACACGGGACGCTCTGTGGACGAACTCAGAGCCAAGCTGAACACCATTAAAAACTACATTTAATATGGAGGTATTTCAATATGACGATCATTGAACTGCGTGAAAAGCGCGCCAAGCTGTGGGACACGATGGAGGGCTTCCTCGACACCCACCGCAATGACAAAGGCGTTCTGTCCACTGAGGACGATGCCGTTTACTCCAATATGGAGAAGGAACTGAACGATCTCACAAATGAGGTCAGACGCATGGAGCGCCGCGATGCCATTGCCGCAGAGCTTGCAAAGCCTGTGTCCTCTCCCATCACCGAGCAGCCCCAGAAAGCAACCGGCGAAGCCAAGACCGGCAGAGCGTCGAGCGCCTACCGCGAGGACTTCGGTCTGCACCTGCGCGGCAAGCGTATGCTCCACAATGTGCTCTCTGAGGGCGTGGATGCCAACGGCGGCTATCTCGTACCCACCGAATTTGAGAAGTTCATCGTGGACACGCTCAAGGAGGAAAACGTGATGCGCCGTCTGTGCAAGATCATCACCACCGATAACGAGCGCAAGATCCCCGTTGCGGCGACCCATTCTACTGCCGCTTGGACGGCTGAAAACGCCGCATACACCGAGAGCAATCCCACCTTCGCGCAGAAGACCATTGACGCCTATAAGCTGACCGACCTTGTGAAGGTGAGCATTGAGCTTCTGGACGACAGCGCCTTCGATCTGGAGGAGTACATCGCCCGTGAGTTTGCCTATGCATTCGGTGCTGCCGAGGAGCAGGCGTTCTGCGTCGGTACCGGCACAGGTCAGCCCACCGGTCTGTTCACCGCAAACGGCGGCACAGTCGGCGTTACTGCGGCAAGTGCGACCGCCGTTACCACCGACGAGGTGATCTCCCTCATCTATGCGCTGAAAGCACCGTATCGCAAGAACGCCAAGTTCCTGATGAACGACGCGACTGTTTCCGCGCTGCGTAAGCTGAAGGATTCCAACGGTCAGTATCTGTGGCAGCCCTCTTTGCAGGCGGGTCAGCCCGATAGGTTGCTCGGTTACGAGATCTACACCAGCCCGTATGTGCCCACGATGGCGGCGGGTGCGCTCTCCATTGCCTTCGGCGACTTCCAGAGCTACTGGATCGCTGACCGCACTGGCAGAACTGTTCAGCGTCTGAACGAGCTGTATTCCACCAACGGTCAGGTCGGCTTTGTCGCCACCGAGCGTGTGGACGGCAAGATCATCCTGCCGGAGGGCATCCAGCTTCTGAAAATGAAGGCATCTTGATGAAAGGAGGCGGCGGTGATGGACGAACTGCTCACCAAAGTGAAAGCCAACCTTATACTGGAACACGCGGCGGATGATTCCTTACTGAAAAGCTACATCACCGCCGCTGTTTCATACGCGGAGAGCTACCAGCACATCCCGGAGGGAACGTATCAGAACGCGCCCATGCCGCCGACCACGGAGCAGGCCGTTATCATGCTGGCATCCCACTTTTACGAGAGCCGGGACGGCAGCACGGGCGGCTTCTTCGCGGATAACACCGGCGCAGCGCAGCAGGTATGGAACACGGTCAACCTGCTGCTTCGGTTGGACAGGCGGTGGCAGGTATGAGTTTCGGAAAAATGAACGGCTTTGCCGACATCGTGAAAACCAGGCAGGTCAAGGACAGCGAGGGCTTCACCCACTCCGAGGATGAAGTCCTCGCCTCCATTCGGGTGTATCAGGAAGGTCGGCACGGCAGCCAGCGATGGGCAAACCTCGCGGCCTTCAGCGAAGCCACCGACCTGTTTCGCTTTCGGTGTATTCATGGGCTGACGGTCACCACCGATCATGTTCTCGTTACGGCGGACGGCCGCTATGACATTGTTTCCGCGGAGAACGTGAAGGGTCGCGGAATGTATATCGAGGTTTTAGCGAAAAGGAGTGGACCCACTGTTGGCACGCGCTGATTTGAAACTCCCCGATGAGTTTCTGACAAAGCTGTCCCGTCTGGGTAAGGACACCGACAGCGTCGCGGAAAAGGTGCTGGAAGCTGGCGGGCAGGTCGTTCTGGCAAGGGTACGGAGTAATCTCGCCGCCGTCATTGGCAGCGGGACGAAATATGACTCGCGCTCCACGGGAAAGTTGGCACAGTCGCTTGGATTATCTCCCGTCAAGCTGAACCGCGAGGGCAACCACGACATCAAAATCGGCTTTTCCGAACCTCGCTCGGACGGCGGCAGCAATGCAAAGATCGCCAACATCCTCGAATACGGCAAGCACGGACAGCCTGCAAAACCCTTTCTGAAACCCGCAAAATCCGCATCAAAGGCGGAGTGCATCCGAGTCATGGAGCAGACGCTCAAGGAGGAGGTCGAAAAGCTATGAGTTTGCTGTCGGAACTGAACACCATTGCGGACAGCTGCGGTGTGCCGGTAGAAACCGGTGGCTTCTCCGATTCCGCACCGGACACCTACCTTGTGCTGACACCGCTATCGGATGGCTTTGACCTCCATGCGGATAATCGTCCGAGTGTTGACATTCAAGAGGTTCGGCTGTCCCTGTTCTGCTGCGAGAATTACACAAAAATCAAAAATCAACTTGTGAAAGCAGTACTAAACGCAGATATGACAATTACTGACCGCCGGTACATCGGCTTTGAAACCGACACCGGCTATCACCACTATGCCATTGATGTGGCAAAATCTTATGTTTGGGAGGAATGACAATGGCGACCATTGGTCTGGATAAACTTTATTACGCAAAAATCACCGAGGGAGACAACGGTGAAGAAACCTACGGCACACCGACACAGCTTGCCAAGGCTATGACGGCGGAGCTTTCCGTGGAGCTGGCCGAAGCGACGCTCTACGCCGACGACGGCGCGGCAGAGGTCGTGAAGGAGTTCCAGAGCGGCACCCTGACGCTCGGCATCGACGATATTGGTGTGCAGGTGGCGCAGGACCTGACCGGTGCAAAAATCGACGATAACAAGGTACTTATTTCTGCCTCCGAGGACGGCGGCGACCCAGTGGCTATCGGCTTCCGGGCGAAGAAGTCCAACGGCAAGTACCGCTACTTCTGGCTTTACAAGGTCAAGTTCGGCATCCCCGCGACGAACCTCACCACCAAGGGCGAAAGCATCGAGTTCTCCACACCCACCATCGAGGGTACTGTTCTGCGCCGCAACAAGCTGGACGGTCAGGGCAAGCACCCGTGGAAGGCGGAGGTGTCCGAGGACTCCACCGGAGTCTCGGCATCGGTCATCAGCGGCTGGTACACCGAAGTGTATGAGCCGACGTTCGCACAGGCGTAAGGAGGTTTTTTATGGGCGACAGAAGTGCAAAAATCGAGATCGGCGGTCGGGAGTTTGAACTCATTCTAACCACCCGCGCCACCAAGGAGATCGCAGGCCGCTACGGCGGTCTGGAAAATCTGGGTCAGAAGCTCATGCGGTCCGAAAACTTTGAGATGGCGCTGGACGAACTGGTGTGGCTTATCACGCTGCTGGCGAACCAGTCCGTTCTTATCCACAATCTCCGAACCCCAGAAGACAAGCAGGAGCTTCTCACGCAGGAAACGGTCGAGCTGCTCACCAGTCCTCTGGAACTGGCGGAGTACAAATCCGCCATTATGGAGGCCATGTTCAAGGGGACAAAGCGGAATGTGGAAAGCGAAGACAACTCAAAAAACGCGCAGGTCGGGTAACAGACGAGGAACTGTTCACCCGGCTTTTTTATTACGGAACGGCGCAGCTGCATCTTCCGTCCGAGGAGGTCTGGCTGACACCGTTCGGTTTTCTCCTCGACCTGTGGGAATGCCACAGACAGTTCCTCGGCATGGCAAAGCCGCGTCGGGAGCTTTCCATCGACGATATTATCCCACCTGGACTGTAAGGAGGCGAAGCACATGAGCATTATTCCTGGCACAACGCCGACCCTGACGCTGTCTCTTGACAAAAGCATCACCGGCTGCGCGGCTGCGGAGATCTGCCTTGCCTGCGGAACGGTCCGGCTCTTGCGTCCGCTCTCGGAACTGTCTTTGTCCGCTGACGGCACGGAGGTCAGCCTCCGCCTGACGCAGACCGAAACGCTGATGCTGCCGGACAACCAGATCGCAAAGGTACAGCTACGGGTCATGCTCGGCGGTGCGGTATTTGCAACAGACAGTATTCCGGTCCCAACAAAAGAACTGTTACATCGAGAGGAGTTGATCGCCGATGCGCATTAGCGCAAAACTGCACACCGAGGATGAGCGGCTTCATGCCGATTTCCAAGCGACCGTTCAGGTCGGCGGCGGCCTCTCGCTGGGTCACGCGCTCATGTGGGACAAACAGGGACGGCTTGCCGTGCAGGTGGCAGACGAAGCCGAAGCGGACAATACGCTCCCCATCACCGCAGCGGCAGTGTATGCGGAACTGGGCAACATCGAAGTGCTGCTCGGCACGATATAGGAGGTTTTATGAGCATTGCAACAGAACTCGCCAAGCTCCAGACGGCGAGAAACAAGATCCGTACCAAGCTGGTGGCACTGGGGCTTGTGGCCGCCGCGGCCAAGCTGGACGACTGTGCCACGGCAGTGGACGGCATTTCCAATCAGGGCGCGGTCTCCGCGACTGTGCAGGAGGGCGATACATACACCATCCCAGCAGGCTACCACAACGGCAGCGGTACGGTCTCCGGCGTGGCGGGCGGCGGCAATTACAAGCTGCAAAGCAAAACGGTCGCGCCCACCAAAGCGCAGCAGGCGATCACCCCGGACAGCGGCTATTACGGTCTGTCCGACGTTACCGTCTCGCAGATCCCCGATGCGTATCAGGATGTGTCCTCCGTTACGGCAGGCGCGGCAGACACACTGACCGGCAAGGTGCTTGTCACGGCGGACGGCAAGGTCGCAACCGGCACCATGCCGAATAACGGCGCGGTGTCCAAGACGCTGGACGCGAATACGCCGTCCTATACCATCCCCAAGGGCTACCACAGCGGCGTGGGCAAGGTGTCCGTCGCAGTGGAAACAAAAACGGTCACGCCGACAAAAGCGGTGCAGGATATTGTGCCGTCTGCCGGTAAGCTCCTCACCAAGGTCAGCGTGGCGGCAATACCGGAGGAGTTCGTAGACACCTCCGGCGCAGATGCGTTGGCGGCGAATATCCTTGACGGCAAAACAGCCTTTGTGAACGGCGTAAAGGTCACCGGCTCCATGCCGGACAACGGCAGCGCCACCGCCACAATGGACGGCCTGACCACGACCAGCGTGACCATTCCGGCAGGATACACCGAAGGTGGTACGGTGTCGTTGACTGCGGACATTGAAGAAGCCCTGGCGGCGATCTGAGGTGAATATGAGCATTGAGCAAGAAATCACACGGCTTGTTGACGCAAAAGCAGCCTTCAAAAGCTGGCTTACCGCCAAGGGCGTGAGCGTTCCCAAGGATGCTCTCTTGCCAAGCATGGTCGATCTATTGGAGCGTGTGCCTACAGGCGGAGAAAGCGAAACCGCCGACATTACGGTTTCCAACCACACAACCACGGCTTTTACCGCATACGGACCGGACGGCTCTGTTTCCGTTCCGGGCGAGTCGGATGTGGAAATGACCTCTGTGGTTGGCGGTATGATCCAGCTTTCCTGTCTGCGGAAGAGCCTCTGCTACGCGGCAATTCCGGGCGAGGTTATCAGCAGCTCCGCAACAGGCGCTTATCTCAAAATCACCGGAACCCCATGCACGGTGTATATCACCACAAATCCTATCGTATAACCTGCGCGGAAAGGAGGCGGCAGTATGGCAGACAATTTTGGCTTAAAAATCGGACTTGAAGGTGAAAAGGAGTTCAAAAAGGCTATTGCGGATATCAACCAGTCCTTCAAAGTCCTCGGCTCGGAGATGAAACTGGTCTCCTCCGAGTTCGGCAAAAACGACACCTCCATGCAGGCCGTCGCCGCCCGGTCGGAGGTTCTGAACAAGCAGATCGACGCGCAGAAGCAGAAGATCGAGGTGCTGCGGCAGGCGCTCAAAAATGCGTCGGAGTCCTTTGAGGAAAACGACCGCCGCACCCAGAACTGGCAGATCCAGCTAAACAACGCGGAAGCCGCCCTCAACGACATGGAGCGCGAACTGAAAGCCAACAACGACGCGCTCTCCAAAGCCAGCGACGGCTATACGGATGCGGAGAAATCTGTGTCCAAGATGGCAGATGAAATGGATGACGCCGCAAAAAACGCCGGGGACATGGGCGGCAAGATCGACGATGCCGGAGAAAACGCGGAAAAATCCGGCGGCAAGTTTGAAAAGCTGGGCAGCGTCCTCAAGGGCATCGGCACGGCGATGGGCGCGGTCGCTGCCGCTGCCGGAGCTGCTGCCGTCAAGCTGGGCAAGGAGGTCATTTCTGCCTATGCCGACTATGAGCAGCTGGTGGGCGGCGTGGATACGCTGTTCAAGGACAATTCCAAGGAGCTGCAAAGCTACGCTGCAAACGCCTACAAAACGGCCGGTCTGTCCGCAAACGAGTACATGGAGACGGTCACCTCGTTCTCCGCAAGCCTGATTCAGTCCCTCGGCGGCGATACCGAAAAGGCGGTCAAATACGCTGACATGGCAATTACGGATATGTCCGACAACGCCAACAAAATGGGTACGGATATGTCCATGATCCAGTCGGCATATCAGGGCTTTGCCAAGCAGAACTACACGATGCTGGACAACCTGAAGCTTGGCTACGGTGGTACGAAATCCGAAATGGAGCGGCTGCTGGCCGATGCCGAAGCCATCTCCGGCATCCACTACGACCTCGAATCCTATGCCGACATCGTGGACGCGATCCATGTCATTCAGACGAGCATGGACATCACCGGCACGACCGCAAAGGAAGCGGAGCACACCATTTCCGGCTCCATCAACGCTTTGCAGGCGGCGGGAAAGAATCTGCTCGTCGGCTTCGGCAATGCGGATGCGGATATGGAGCAGCTGTGCGGGAACATGGCGGAGGCACTGAAAAACGTCATCGCCAACATTACACCTGTCATTGAGAATATCGTAAAGGCGCTGCCCACGGCGACAAAGGCGTTATTGGAAGCCATCGCGGAATTGCTTCCCACGCTGCTGGATACCGTGACGC